CAGTTACGACAAGTTTGGTCAAGACACACAGGCCCGATTGACAGCAGGTCAAATTATTTTTGGAGTTTAAGAGATGGCAAGAAAACGTTTATATGAGTATGCATTTGCACCAGGAACTGCTGGTCTAGGCACTGTCAAGGTACCTGATCGCTACAACTTGGCTGACATCCTGGCCATCTATGATACCACAACCAATGTCAATATCTACAACTTTGCAGATACCACACTGGGTGGCACAATTACCTGGGCAGCAGGCGTCACAGCCACGTTCCCCGCAGCATATGCTGGCGTAACCACAATAACCCTGGATGTGAACACAGCAACACTGAGTGCCAATGACAAGCTGGCAATCTATGTTGAAGACCGTGACCTACGAACCATACCCTGGGATTTTGGTATGGATGCCATTGGCCGTGAACGTGTTTCAAATCCACAATCTCTAATTGACGCTGACTTTGAATATGGTTTGCAAAATACCAAGTGGGAAGCTGTTTCAACCACAAACAACATTCCAAGTTTTTACGAAGATATTGGTGCAGACATAGTTTATAACACCAACGGCTATGTGAGCTTGTTGGCCGGCGATGACTTGATCACCAGCAACGTTGACACATCGATCAAACTGGAAAATCCAGGTACGCCACAGTGGGTGGCCAATGATTATGCTTTGATTGTGAGTCAAACACAAGGCAACACCACTCCGTTTACCTCAAACTATCTCACAGCCAATGTCAGCAGCTCAGCAGAACGCACGTTCTCGGTAGGAACATCAAGTGGCTTCACAGCCGGCGACAATGTATTGATTATTGGTCGCCCAACCACAGGCGGAACCACACTGGCAGTTGCTAACATTACCAGTACCGCAACAACCACAGTCAACGTTGCCAACGTGGCAGCCGCTCCGTTGATTGTGGACGGTAGCTATATCATTGTGCTGACAGATACTGCAAACGTTTATGAAACCATGGCAGTTACCAACGTTTCTGGCAATGCATTGACAGTTATTCGTCAGACCAACAACACCAACGGTGCTGGCGGCAATATCTCTATTGGCAACTCTGTTTTTCCTGTGAGCACTCTGGAAGTGGCACAGGTCCAATCAGTTACTGACGGAACCACACTGCAACTCAATCGCGGCTGGTACAACAGCACCGCTGCCAATTCGTATGCTGCTGGCACAGTGTTGCAAAAACTCAGCGGCAACGTTGAGCTGGTACAACACACAGTGATCAGTACCGCGGTCAACGGCACACAAACAATCACACGCGGTGAATTCAACACCACAGCACTAACAGCCGCAGGTGCAGGCTCTCCAATGATTCGCATGACTGGTATGTTCTATGCCACAGGTGCCAACACAATCCCACAAATTGGTGTAAATCAAAGTGACACGCCACTTGACGCCAATGAGTATGTGAGCACACAAAATACCAACAACTCCAACACAGAAGGTGTTGGTCTAGTATTCCAGGCAAACTCCAACAACTTCTTCTACTATCCACGTCGTAGTCCAAGCCTGGCTGCTGGATATCCGCTGAACCAAACAGACACAATTATTCGTCAGGCATTCCCATACACTGGTGCTGACTTTGACGTGGCAAGTATTGTGAGTGACGGCAACAATCCAAGCACAATCACTGTGACCACAAATTATGCTCACGGTCTTGTGCCAGGAACTCCAATCTTGATGAATCTCAGTGCTGGCACTAACTATCAGTACGCTGAAGGTTCATTTACTATTCTCAGCGTACCCAGCACAACAACATTTACATATCAGGCCAAAACTGGTGCCGCGGTCAGTGGCAGCATTGCCGGCCTGGCATTTGTGCGAAGTAATGCGGCATTTATACCAAGACCATTTGATGGTGGTGTTTTGATGGGTCCAGGCACACCAACCCGCGGCGCCAGTGCAATCCGTGTGACCAAGAAATACTTCCGCTATCAATCTGGCAAGGGTATTTTGTTCTCCACTGGTTCGGTACTGGCCCCAACATATGATATTACTTCTGTGAGTGCAGACGGTACAGCAATTGCAAGTAATATCACTGTGACCACAGACGTTGAAAACGGCCTGAATGCTGGCGCCATAGTGGCCATTACAGGAGTTACCACATCCGGCTACGACCAATCTAATTATGTTGTGACTGCTATTGTGTCAGACACTAGTTTTACAGTAGAAGCACAAGCCTTGCTTGGAAGCACAACTCCTGTGCTGGGACAACAGCCTCGATTAAACGTCACTGGCTGGTACGGCGCAAGTGTTCGTGCTGGTATTTTTGATGATCAAAACGGCTTGTTCTGGGAAAACAACGGAATCACAGTGAATGCAGTACAACGTTCCAGCACATTCCAAGTTGCTGGTCTTGTGTCAGTTGGTGCAGGATCCAACCTTGTTACTGGTGACGGCAGTTGCCGCTTCCAGGACCAACTCAACAACGGTGACCTGTTGGTGATCAAAGGTATGAGTCATACTGTTACCAGTATCCTTGACAACAACCGCATGACAATTGTGCCTGCCTTCCGTGGTGTGAGCAATCAAACTCGTGTGAAAACAGCACTGCGCAACGAACTTCGAGTGCGCCAGGCAGACTTTAACATTGACCCCCTGGACGGCACAGGTGCATCAGGTTTTACTCTAGATGCAAGCAAGATGCAGATGTATGGTATTGAATACTCATGGTACGGTGCTGGCTATGTGCAGTGGATGATTCGTGGCCAAGACGGCAAGTTTATCATGGCACACCGTAGACCCAACAACAACTTGAACAACGAAGCCTACATGCGGTCCGGCAACTTGCCAGCACGTTATGAAGCCATCAATGAAACACCAGTGTCTGGTCTCAACGGTGCAATCAACGATGCAGTTACCACAATTACTTTGCGTGACGCAACTGATTACCCATCAGCCAGTGTGACATATCCTGTGTTTGTGATGATTGAAAGCGAAATTATCAAATACTCGGGCAAGTCGGGCAACAATCTAACAGGTTGCACACGTGGTGCAACATTTGTACAGTGGGCAGAAGGCCAAAGTCGAAGCTATACATCCAGCTCGCCAACCTCGCATGCGGACAACACCGGTGTTATCTTGATCTCCAACACCGCCATACCATTGGTCAACCACTGGGGTAGCGCAGTAGTCATGGATGGCGGATTTGACGACGACCAAGGCTATCAGTTTACATTCAACCGTACCAACTATGGTTTTCCAGCCACTGTAGGTGACAAACAAACAGCGTTTGTCATGCGTCTGGCACCCAGTGTGAGCAATGGTATTATTGGCGACCTAGGAGTGCGTGACCTGATCAACCGTGCCCAGTTGACATTGAGTAACTTGAACGTTCAGGTCACCGCAGGACGATACCTGATTGAAGGTATCTTGAATCCCAACAACATTGACTCAGCCAACACCAGCTGGGCAGGACTCAACAATGCAGGTGGCGGTTTCCAGCCCAGCTTCACACAGTTCTCAACTGCTCCACGTTATACAGTAGAAGCAACAGGTGGTTTGACGTCAGCGCTGTTCAACACCACAGGCGGTATGACACGTTCAGGTGTGAAGGTAACATTTAGCACTGCCAAAACATTTGCAAACTTGACTCCGGTCAACGTGTCTAGTTCAGGCGCCAATGCCAAGATTACTGTACAGTTGACAGCAGCAGGCACAGCGTATAGCACCACTACCACACAGATCACTGTGCAAACAGCTGGTGACGGATATGCTGTAGGCGACACCATCAAGATCCTGGGCAATGTGATTGGTGGATCAACCACTGCCAATGACTTGAACATGACCATTGCAGCGATTACCAGTGAGTTGACTGGAGGCGAACGTTTGTTTGCGATTCCAATCTCCACAACCAACTCAGGTGTGCTGGACTTGGGCACTGTCAAACAGATTGGTACAAGTAGTATTCCAGGAACAGGAACCTATCCCAACGGACCAGAGGTGCTGGCAGTGCAGATTACTGCACTGTCAACCAACACAACCCCAACTGGAGAAATCCAGGTACAGTTCCAGGAAAGTCAAGCCTAACGTGTCACAAGATCCTGCTCAACCAGCAGGATTTTGCTTTGTACAGCTTCAAGATTGATGGTGCTCCAGAGTCCTGGATGCATGGGTTTGGGCCAGGTGCCAGCGTCTAGCCAGGCATAGCCAAGATGTTCATGATTGAGTCTGGGCGTGAATTCAGTGTCTATCACACACACCCAGGTGTGATATTCAAATGCCTGATCCGCCGAAGTAAACTTTTCCAAGGGCATCAAGCGCAGGTAAGTGGGAAAAAATCCCAGTTCCTCTATACACTCACGCTCCATGCCACCCAAGAGTGTTTCGCCAGTTTCAATTTTGCCTCCGGGCAGTCCCCAGGCTCCGGGATGTTTGACATCATTTCGTAGGAGATACAGATATCTACCAGTGTCCCGACTACGGAACCAAACACCCACTGCTTTCAAAGCACAAGACTCCAGACGCCGCCAGGATAAACACCCTGGTAGCTTTTGACCCAGGCATCACCGTTCCACTCGTACTGTATGCCAGTGGTTATGTTGGTAACATATTGTCCAGCAGCAGCACCTGCAGCTCTAAACACCACACGCCAGTAGTTGTTGGAGTACTGAATGATGTCATTGGCTTCAGCTATCAGTTGTCTATCATTTGCACCCAGCCAGGCCACAGCAGGAGCAAGATTGCTCTCATCACCGGTAGCTTCGGTCAACAAATAACGCTGTCCGTCCATGGCAGAGTCCAGGCCGTCTTGCGGTCCACTGACCAAGGGGTTGATCACAGCGTCAATAGGATCAAGTGTGTTCTGCGGTGTTGTGTCAGTGTCCACATCAAAAATCACAAAGCGGTCATCGTTGGGATCTTGTGCAATTGTGCCAATCACTTCTGTGCCATCTTCTTGCAGCAGTCGCAGTTGACTAATGCCCGGGCGTAGCACACCATAGGTGCCGATCACAGCAGCCCACAACAGATTACTATCCGACACAATTTCTGGTGGAGTCAGCGTGTCGTTGCCTGGCTCCTGGGGCAAGCTGACCTGTTGCAAACATTGTACCTTGTTGCCAATCAACACCACGGCCCAGTTGAACGGAGTAATCACTTGCCTAGTGCCCAACAACAAGTCGTTGTCGGATACAGCATTGTTCAAGTCTCCTTGTGCATCGTAGATGCTGGCAATCACACGTTCTACCACGCCTAGTTTTTTGACCTTGGCTGGAGAACTGATCCAGATTGGTATGTTGAATTTGAAAGTCATCATGTCAATGGGATTGTCGGCACCCATTGGTATGCTTCTTGATGTGAATGTGATATCTTCTAGTTCAACCACTGTTAGGCTGGTCCAGTCAATGTAGTTGTCTGTGCTTTGTATTTCCAGGCTGGGATTGAACAGGGTGGAGATTTGCTCAAACATCTGAAACTTTTGATTGGTGTTGCTGCTCCAGAAGTCCAGGTTGATTCCCATCTTGTATGGCACTGGCATCAAGCGTTCAATTGAGAAAGCATTGCCTTGTGTGGTTTCGTAGCTTTCTGTGTCAGTGTCATAGGTACGTTGACGCACATTGATCTTGCTCACAAAGGTAGGATCCTGCATTCTGGGTCGATCATACGTGAGACTTGAAATATAAAAAGTCATCAATGGACTGGCTGGCATTGAATTTCTTGAGTTCTCCTGCAGGATCACCTGTGCATTGCGACTGGCATCGCCGTAGCGAACTGGCACACGAATCAGCGCAGCCTTGTTCACTCCATCAGTTTCGTTGCCATATTCAATTTGAAAATTGCTGATCATCCGTGTGAACTGCAACAGAAATCTACGGATCTGCGCATCATAAAAAAATTGTTGAATTTTGGTTCCCCTTATCTTCCAATTGGTGGTGGATTGGGTGGCAAGAATCCGCCCTGGTCACCGTTGTCTGCACGTGGTTTGAGTATTTCACTCAAGCTCTGTCGACTTGGAATATTGCCAAGATCAGTGGTGCGCACAGTGTATGTATTGTTCACAAAGCCTGAGCGTTGAGTTTCATTGGTGGGTCCATTGTTTAGATTGGTTCGCACTTTGTCCTCAATCTTGACCCAACGTCGACTATCATAACGGAACAGCCGATTGGGGAAATAGTCCAGGCGCAGGCAGTAATCACCGTCCACAGCCACTGACGGGAAGGCCACGCCGGTTGTGACAGGCAACCCGTTGGGTGGAATACCATCACCAGTAAGGTAGCCCACAGTGTATCCATTTGCCACAGGAGTAACATTGGCACCACCTTGGGTGCCGTCAACTGTGGTGCCACTTGATGTGGTTAGTCCTGTAGGATTGGCAGGCTGTCCATCAACTGTGGGAAGAATGTAAAACTTCTGAGTGTCATAGCCTGACAGTGGTACTTCAACATCGGCCTGAGCCAGGATTGCGTCATTGAGCTCGTTGTCTTTGGTTCTGGTACTGAACACATCACTCTGTGTGAGTGGAGTGTACACTTGCCAGTAGGTGGCATTGGTAATGGCTATGTCAGCTGGCACATTGATCTTGGCCTGGTAGTACACATCACCGGCATTCACAATGCTGCCAGTGGGATAGTAGTTGCCATTGTCCCAGATTTGTTCTGTGACCACTGGCTTTTTCAGTATGTCCTTGAACTCTTGGTTGTTGGTCATTGGTGTGGCTTTCACACGCCAGATATGCGGCAACCATGTTTGACTCAGGCCTTCTGTGGCATAGTCAGCATCCTGCACCACATAGTATCTGGGCAAGGGCTGTGGAATCTCGTTGTTCAGGGGATGATAATCTTTAAGGTTGGGCACTTCCAGTACGTCACCGTTCATGAGCTTGCGCCCAAATGAATCAATCATGTCGTTGTAGTGGAAGGTGATGAACAAGGTGTCGTTGTTTAGAAACAAGCCAAATTGGCTCAGATCAAAGTCCACGTCTTGTGCATTGTAGACACCGCGCATGACATAGATGTCCTGATCGTAAATTCTGTCGCGGTTTTCCAACAGCAAGAGATCTTGAATATTCAAAGGGCTCAGTGCATCGTAGATTGGTTGAGTAGCGTCTCCGTTGCCGGAAAAAGCTGAATCTTCGCCACCGGTTTGCGGACCCATGTAGCGATGCACGTAGATGTCAAGGCCGCCCACAGTGTAGCGTTCGCTGATGATTCTATCTAGGTATTGGTAATCTCGGGTCCGATTGGGACGCCACATGGAAAGTCTTGGCATAGTGTTGTATTTATGGG